GAACAAATGGGACATCAGGAAGCTCAGGTACAAGAGGAACATCAGGTTCAAGTGGAACAAATGGAACATCAGGTTCAAGTGGAACAAATGGAACATCAGGTTCAAGTGGAACAAATGGAACATCAGGAAGTTCAGGTTCAAGTGGTTTAAATGGAACAGCAGAAGCTGTAGAAGCATGGAATATGGTGTTTCCAAGTGATACATACCAAATTCTTACAGGTGATACTTATGTAGCATGGACGGGATCAGGAACAAAAACTTTAACATTACCAGATGCTGTTGGATCTGGTAGAATGCATTTTATTAAAAGAACGGGATCATCTGGAACACCTACAATTTCTCGTAAAGGAACAGATACAATCGATGGCAGCACCGCAGCTATCCAATTAAGTTCTAATTATGAAGTCTTATGGGTGATTGATGCGATCACTGGTAAATGGCACACCTTATCAACTGGTGCTCCATAAAAAATAATTTTAAGATAGTGATAGGAAATATAAAATTTAATTGTGATACAGGACAACCATATTTAGATTGCGCTACTAATGAGGTTTAGTTAAAATAAAATAAATTATGATAAATATATATTTTGGAGATACAACAGGATTACAACCAGGATTAGTTAAAATATCAGTTATAATTTCAGGATTAACTACAGAAGATGTAAATGAAAGTTATATAAAATTTACATTTGATCCTAATGTTCTAACTTATAGTTCGTACAACAACAACTCAGCTGTTATTGGTGGCGGATTTACGGTTAATAATTGGGGTGCTGATTGGTTTGATATATGGAATTGTTGCATACCACATTATTACACTTTAGGTGGTGATAGTTTTTGGATTACTAAGGTGTCTTTTATGTATTCTGGTGGTGCAACTCAGTTAACATTTTCTGGTTCAACAGAAGTTTGGGACAATCCAGTAGAAGCACCATGTACTAAAACAACAACTAAACCATTAACAACAACAGATGCCTGTATAAATTGTGATTGTACTGGGTATGTTCTATTTGATTGTGATACTGGATTACCATATTTTAATGGTACAGGAAAAGTAATAATGAAATAATGAAAATAAAAGATTTAGAAAAAACATTTTCAGATACATTTAGATTCATATCTATATATGATACATTATTAACAAAGAAATATACAAAGCCAAGATACTACTCTATATCTAAAGAGGATTTATATATATTGAAAAAAACATATAAGAGTTTTAACATATCAGAGAAATTCTTATTTAGAGATTACAAAAAAATGTGTATCAAACTATCTACATTAAGTAAAGAAGGTATAATTATATCTGCACTTAAATTAGCAAAAGAAATAAGCAAGTAAATATGGCAACAACACAACAAACTATTCAGGTAGATTTTGTAGCGAATACTAAACCAGCATTGGGTTCTGTTAAAGATATGATGGCTGAAGTTAAGAAACTATACGGACAATTAGGTGCAGTAAACGTTCCACCTTTAGTTCAACAAGAAACATTAACCAGAATTGCAAAATTAAAAGGTGAGATAGAAGATGCAAAGAAGTCTGTGTCTATGTTCGATCCAGGTGACACATTCGGAAACTTCGCAACAATGTTAGGTGTAGCCAATACTGCAATGGTTGGTGTGTCTGCATCATTAAAACTATTTGGTGCTGATGAAAAACAAATAAAAGAAATACAAGATAAACTTAATACAGCAATACAAATTGGTGTAGTTCTTCAGCAATTAGCAGATACTCAGAGATTAAAAGGTATGGTTTTATATTATGCTGGTAAAGTTAAAGAGATTGCAATGAGAGGAATTGAACTTGGACAAATGGCACTACTTAATGTAGCAACAAAAGCACAAGTTGTAGCAACTGAATTAGAAGGTAAAGCCACATTAAGGTCAGCCATAGCAAAGAAAGCAGCGACCGTAGCACAATGGGCATGGAACGCAGCGATGACAGCCAACCCTATTGGACTTATCATAGTGGCAATAGCAGCATTAGCAGCAGCAGTATATGGATTAACAAAAATATTTGGTGACAACACAAAAGCAGTTGCTGCATCAGCAGAAAGTTATGATGCACTTTTAGTTGCAATGGATGATTGGGATGCCGCACAAAGAAAGGCATCTATTGAAGCAGCATTAATGGCTGGACAGATTACACAAGTTCAGGCAAAGCAAGCAAGAGCATATGAAGAAGCAATAGCAAAAAAGAAAAAAGCTGACGCAGATTACTTGAAAACAAGCAATGAAATAAATAAACAATTAATAGATGGTGCAATCACAAAAGGTACAGCATTAAATGCATTAAATGAAGCTGCATTAAAACAAGATGCTGCTTACTTAGAAGCAAATTTAACAGCAACACAAGCAGCAGCGCAAGCAACAAAAGATGATGTTAAACAAACTGAAGATGCTAGACTTAAAGTTCTATCAATTAGAAATAAAAAACTTGGTGACTTAATAGCAGCAGAGAATCAAAGATATAAAATAGAAAAACAAGCATTAATAGATTCAGGTGCGAACCAAGATGCTATGGCTGCAGCATTGGCAATTCATAATGACAACTTAGAAAGATTAAGAGGTGAGAATGAAAAAAAGAAAAGAGATGCTGACCTTAGATTAATGCAAATTGGAGCAATTGGTATAGAGCAACAAAAAGCAATTGAGAATAAGAGATATGAGAATGAACAAATAGACATGAAAGATAGTGGTGCACTTGATAAAGAAAAAGAAGTGGCAAAGAAGCAACATGAGCAAAACTTAAAGAACATAGATGATGCAGCACTAAATTCTAAAATAGAAGCACAATTAGCATTACAACAATTACAAGCACAAAGTTACAATGAACTCGTTTCATATGAAGAGAATAGACATGCTGTGGAAATGAAAAGATTAGAAGATACGAAGGCAACTCAAGAACAAATTGAATTGGCTGAAGCACAACATAATAAGAATCTATCAGACCTTAATGCGCAAAGAGTTATGGTTGCTGCAGAAAAAGTTAATACTGAGTTAGATAAAATGAAAGAAAAGATTGATAAAGAACCTATTGACCTATTCAACATAAGTGATATAGACACTAATGCAGACTTAATGATTTCTAAAACAAAATCTGCATATGCTAAACTTATTGAACAAGCAGGAACTGATTCTAAACTTAGAGAACAATTAGAAAAGAACTTAGCAATAAGATTGGGTGATATTAATCAGTGGAGAGTAGATAAGGAACTTGAGGCAGAGAAACTTAAAGAAGAAAAGATAAGCGAGCTAAGAGGTGCAGCAATAGAAGGATTTGGTACTATCATGATGGATAGAATATCAGCCAGATATGATGAAGTTATAGGCACTATGAATAGTGACATAGAAGGAGGATTCGCAAAAGAACAAAAGGCATTAGATGAACTTAGAACAAATAAGCAAATTAGTGATGAGCAATATAATGCTAAAAAGGCAAAATTAGATACTGAATATGAGAAAAAGAAAAAACAAGTTCAGATAGAAACTGCAAAGATTAGAAAAAGGGAGGCTATATGGCAAATTATAATAAATACTGCAGTAGCAGTTACAAAAGCATTAGCAGATAGTAACCCTCTTGTAGCAGGAGTTGTAGCAGGATTAGGAGCAATACAACTTGGTGTGGTTCAATTAAAACCATTACCAGAATATGGACAAGGAGGTTTATTAATAGGACCATCACACGCTGCAGGTGGTATAACAACACCAGTTGGAGTCGTTGAAGGAGGTGAATTTGTAATAAACAAAAAACAAACTACACAGAATCAGGGACTATTGGAAAGCATAAATAATTCTAATGGTGATATGATAAAAGAACTATCAAATAGATTAGATATATTAATTAATCTTAATTCAAGACCAACAAGAGCATATGTAACAGAAACTGATATAACAAATACTCAGGACAATGTTAGAAAAATAAAAGAATATGCGACAATATAAAAAATATATATATAGAATATGAAAAATATGATATTAAAAGAATTAGTTATAGAGAATGATGTTGACAATGTTTATGCTATATCTCTGGTTAAAAATCCGGCAATTCAGGAAAACTTTATGCACTTTAAAAAAATGATGAAGTTTAAAGATGAACCTTTATATTTCTACGCATTAAGACCAGAATTCGTTGGTGATGAACTTATTATAGATACATCACACAACCTATGTAAGTCCTTCGCGCACGGAGAATCAATTGCATATACAGAAGAAGAAGTTAGAAGTTGGTCTAAATATGCAAATGATGAAGGATGGGGTATGGAACCAGACGCACCAACTTGGTTTTCTAACTTCCCTAAAGAAGGAGTTAATCTACCAATGTACGGATGTAGGCACCACCTTAAAAAGAAACAAATGTTTCATAGTAACTTCTCAACAACAATAAACTTCGAGATGTCGACTAAACCAAGAAGAATTGTAGGACCAGTGATGGTTGCAAATAAGCCAATGTTAAGACCAGCAGAAGAGATGGATGGAGTTAATATGGGTTACGTGTGGTACAGCAACGATACATTACAATCTTACTATGAGCGCTTCGGTAAAAAATCCAACGCCACTTTACTCCATGAGTTGGACATAAGTGACTATCTTATCTTAATGAAAAGTTGGATAGATAAAACTGATAGTGCTCAACACAAATGGATGGCTGAATATTACGTGCTTAGCGACTTTATATGGCAACAAATATTAGATGGTGATGTTGCAGGCTTCAGCGTCGAAATGGTCGCATCTATGAAATAAACAATTCAAATGTATAGGAAACAGATTACACAGACAGAAGAAGAAAGAAAAGAAAGACAGAAAGTTAGATATGATTTGTATAGAGAACTTGAAAAAACTCTTAATGATAAACTTGGCATAAAAAAATATACAAAACCAGAAGTTATATTAAAAAGAGATAAGAAGAGAATTGAAAAAATCACAGAGATGTGGAGATTAACAGGTACATTCATTGAACCAACTAATAAGCAAATATTGGATGAAATCATAGAGGAAGAATTAATTGAAAGTGATGAAGTTGAATATATACAATTGGAAGAGATAGAAAATAAAGATTTAGGAAATATATAGGTTTTATACTCTATATTAAAAAATAACATTATTATATGAACATTCTCGACAAGATTGTTAATATCTTTACAGGTTTTAAATTCTCAGCAACCGCTAAACTTTTAGAAAGCGGCAAAGAGTTGAGAATTGAAGGTAATGATATTGTTGAAGGTGCTAAAGTGTTTATCGTAACAAAAGATGCAGAAATTCCAATACCAGATGAAATGTGGAAGTTGGACAATGGTTACTCCATTACTACAAAAGATGGAATGATCGTATCAGTTGATAAAATTGAAGACACACCAGAAAAGCCTATCACTAAACCAGTGGCCGCAGAAGAAGCATCAGTAGAAGAACATGCAGATACTACACCAGTAGATCCAGCAACTCAACCTGATACTCAAGAAGTAGAACCAATGGATCCAGAAGTTCCTATCAAACTCGAGGAACTCAATGCTAAATTAGATGAAATTTTAACAAAATTAAATGCATCTATGGAAAAGTATGAAAAAGTAGAGTTAGAAATTAAAAATACAAAAGATGAAATTGACCATAGATTTGAGAAAGTTTCATCTACTCCATCCATTAAAACAATGGATAAGGAAACACCAATTCGTAAAGAAGGATCTTTCTTAGGTTCATATGAAGAATTGAAAAAAAATAAATAAAACTATTATGGCAGCAAACGGCTTCGAATTAGGAGGTTTGAGTGTTTATACCAAACAAGTTGGTGATTTATTCGCAAAAAGTGTTCTTCCAGAAACCCTTTTCAACTCAGTTGAAATCATGGAAAACATTAAATATCGCCAAGCTCTGAACCTACTTTCCAAGGACTTGTATTTACAAAATACTGTCTGCGGTCCAACAGCAACAGGCTCAACTATTCTTACTCAAAGAGTTCTTGAAGTATGCGAAATGACAGCATTTGATAAGTTCTGTATGACAGACCTTAATCAATACTGGACGAATGAAAAATTATCCAGAGGTTCTAACATCACAGATTTAGATTGGTTTCAATCAGTTTATCTTGAAGATTTAGCCAAGAGGATTGCAGTGGATGTACAAAAAATTGCATGGCAAGGTAACACATCAACTGGTACAGGTAACTTAGCCTTATGTAACGGCTGGGTTAAACTTTTAAGTGGTTCAACAACCGTTAATACTGGTTCAACTACATTAACCGTTGCAACTATTGTCGCAAACATTAACGCAATGATTTTATCTCTCCCTGCAGAAATTGCTGGAAATCCTATCAACATCTATTTATCATTCAGTCTATACAACATGTTTGTACAAGGTTGGGCAAAAGATTATCCTTATGGATATTCACCAATGTTTACCAACACTCAGTTCAAACACCCATTCTATGGAAACATAACCTTCGTACCTCAATCAGGTCTTGAAGGAACAAGTTACATCTTCATGGGGGAACAACGTAACTTTGTTTATGGCACCGACATTAAAGATGAATTCTCAACCGTAGAGGTTGTTTATAACCCATTTGATAAATATGTATATACTACCGTTAATTGGAAACAAGGCGTCCAAGTAAAATGGCCTGACCAAATTGTTAAAAACTTTGTCTAACAATATAAAGATTAGAACTTCTTGCCAACATTGGCAAGAGGTTCTATCTTAAAAAACAACAATGAAATTATGAGCACATTATGTGGATGTCCAGATAGAAATGTAAGTTCAGCATGTCCTTCATTAGCAAAGACTATGCTTACATTATATGCTGCATGCTATACTGACTTAACAGCCGTAACTTACGACACAGCTGATGAGTACGTAACTGGAATGTCAGGCACTACTTTAAGTGGTTTTTCATCTGGTTTCTTTGTAGAATTGTCCGTTCCATTTGAGACTTCAGGTTTTGATGTTGAAGGTGCTGTTAATAAAAATAACAACACTTACTTATTCAACCCTAAAGTTACATTCAAATTGGCAAGTTTGGAACATGATACAATCAAATTATTTGAGAGCTTCGTAAAGTCAAAGGTTGTTGTAGTTGTTAAATTACAAGGACCTACTTACTACGCACTCGGTTTAGAAAACGGATTAATTGCAGAAGCTGCAAACTTAACTTCATCAGTAACAAAAGATGATTTCGCAGGAGCAACATTAACCTTATCTTCATTCGGTGAAAGTAAATCAGCAAGACAACTTAGCACAACAGCAGTAACAGCATTCTTAGGAAGCATTGCAACTATCTAAAAGAATCAAAAAATAAATTAAAAGGCCAGTCAGGCAAAAACTGGCTGGCCTTTTTTATTAAAAAAAAGTTAATAATGATATATATAAACACTGATGCAAGCAACACTTTTAACATGTATATTGGAAATAGTCCAGCAGAAAAAGGTGAATTTTTATGTGTTATAGAGAATCCAACTTTAAGAAAAATAAAGAAATTTAAAATAATTGACAACAGCCAATTAATTACAAACAAAAATACATTTACAATAAATATAACACACATACCAATAGCAGAAAACTTATTAACACCTGTATTATATTTAGACAATTGGCTCGGATATAATTATTTCAAGATATATTATAGTGGAGGTACGGTTCCTAATACTTTAATCATGTCAGAATCAGCTTTAATAGCAGAGGGAATTTTTAATATATATAGCAATAGTATATGTTATACACCAAGAACAGGAACAACCACCTTAGACTATGGATTTAACTTAACATGTACCGGTACTACATATATATAAAAAAAATATAAAAAATGAAATCAGCACAACTTAATTTTAAAGAAATAGTATATCCAGAACTTTGTCCTAAATTGGTTAATTTCAAGGATTGGCATTACTATCTAACAGATAAAGATGAGCAATGGACAAAAGAACTACAAAAACTATACTATGAAAGTTCAGTTCACGCAGCAATTCTTAATAATTTAAACCAAATGGTCTTTGGTACTGGCTTCTTAACTTTAACTCCATTAGATGAACTCATTCTTAAGTCATTAAAATATGATGAGATATTAAGAAAGTGTATATTTGATTTTGATTTATATGGACAATCATATTTATATATCAAATGGAACGATGAACATACAAAAATAGTTGAAATCAAACATATTAAATATGAACAGATAAAAATAGGAGACATTAATGTTGAGATGGATGAAGTTGATATATACTTTCACTGCACCAATTGGGACAAAAATAAATATAAAAATAGAGTTATAACACCACTTATTAAATTTAATGTAGACCCAAATTCAGATCCTCAACAAATATATCCATTAAAATATAATGATATGATGGTATATTCAACTCCATACTATAATGCTGGTTTGAGAAATATACAAGAATCAATTGAGATTGATAAATGGTACTTACATTTAGCAGAAACTGGATTTGGTGCAAATAAAATGTTCTTAATACCAGGTTCTATGGAAGAAAGAGAAAAAGATGAATTAGAATGGGTTCTTAAAAACAACTATTCTGGTGCTGAAGGCTTTAAGAATATAGTTTTATATCCAGAAGATCCTAACTTTAAACCAGAAATTATAGCAATAAACAACGAAGATATATCAAGTAAGTATGGTACAAGAGAAGAACAATTAAGACAGAATATAATTTCTGCACATCAACTACCATCACCATTATTAATCGGTGAAAAAACTGCAGGACAACTTGGAGCTGGTGAAGAATTCAAAACAGCATATGTGATATATAAACATAGAATGGTTTATCCAACAAGAAAAAGAATGACAGATATGTTTGAGGATATAAACGCATTCTTAATTAATCCACTATCACAAATTAGAATAGATGATATAGAGTTTGAGTTCTCAGAAAAACCTATTGCTCAACAATTCGAACTTACACCAGTAAAAAATAATGTAAAATAATGGAAATAGAAATTAGAAATTATCAGTTAGTAGATCCATATATTATAAAAAAGATATGTCCGGAAATTACATCAAGTGTTGATGATAGTTTAATAAGTGGATTCATATTAGATATACAAGAGGCATATATAGAAAGTATATTAGGTGAGACATTATATCAAGAAATATTAGGACAACACTCAGGTAACACCTTAACTACAGCAAATTCATATCTATATAATACATTCATTACAAAAATTATTGCTAAAAGAATAGCAATTAGAATAATGTACTCTACAACGTATCAATTTGAGAACTCAGGAATCCGAGTTAAAGAAGGTACAGGACAGAGCAGAAGTGCAGAACCAAGTGAAATTGTTACAATGAAACAATTTTATGAAAGTGAAGCAGATAGAATATCTCAGAATATGTTAGAGTTTATGTATGACAACATTAACGACTATAAAGGGTTTTATAATACACCTTTCTATGAAGAAAGAACTCAGAGAAGTGCATTCTCAAGAATATCATTTGGAGGATTTTAATATGAATATAATTTTAATATTAGGACTAATATCCTTCGGTTACTTATGGGCAGGAAACGTATCATTTTTAGAAAAATGGAAGGATCTGGTAGGCTTTGGTCCTAATCTTAGATGGAAACCTACCTTAATAAATAAGTTCATCCACAAGCAATTTAATTGCTATTGCATTACGTTTTGGATCACATTAATAGTGACTCTATCTATATGGCAAGCCTTCATAGTTTATGTTGGAGCTGAACTAATAACAAGTATAATTACATACTTAAAAAACAAAACTACATACTAATGGCATTAACGACACAAACTAAAATCGGTCTATCTATTGGGCAAATACTATCAGTGATAATTATTTTAGTTGCCATGTTCGCAGCTTATGGAAACTTCGCAGTAAGATTAGCAACTATAGAACAGAACAATTTACAATTAAGAAAGGATTTAATTACGTTGGGAGAAAAGACAGAATCATACAGAAATGAGCGTAACGATCAAATACAACAATTGAGAACAGAAAATACCATAGAACACGATAAGTTAATGGGTAAAACTGATAAAATATATGATTACTTATTGAAAAAATAATGGATATAAATATGATTCAACGTATATTAGATAGATATTATGAACCAAATACCTTAGGTTACAAATATAAATATGAAATGATTTTTATTCAAGAAGTGGTTAAACTGATGGAAGATAAAACAGAACAAGAAATAATAGAGATATTAGATGAAAAAATTAAATGAATATATTAAAAAATACTTATCATTCTTAAAAGATGATAGTACATGGAGTACTATGAGAATAGCAACAATCATCATGATATTAACTGCTACATTTTATATTACATATAATACATTAAATCATTTACCTGTAGATTGGTTTGGGGTTTCAACATATATTGCCGTAGCATTAGGTGGTAAGGTACTTCAGAAAAGCAGTGAACTAAAAAATAGTATAGAATAAATAAAAAATAATTAAAAAAATATGGGCTTCGGGTTTGATTTGGAATCTTTGTCTCTGTACACAAAATACGGTGCATCAGGAACAACAAAAGGTGAGACAACATCTATAACAGCAACACCTCATACGGTCACCTTTGATGAGGCTGCACAAACACAACAGATTACCGTTGTTAATCAAAATGGTACAACATTAACTGATTACTTAACATTCACTTCAAGTAACACTAAAACAACCGTGAGTGCAACAGGTTTAATAACATCAGTAACATCTGGAACAAGCACTATAACCATCACTTATTCAGAACCAGATGATACACCACTAACTGATACTATTGGTATAACTACAACGGTAACAGAATCAGTAACAATTAATGGAAACTCATCACCATATAGTTTACATGAAACAGAATATGTATCATTAACCGTGGAAAACCAAGTAGCAAAAGAATTAACATATGAATGTAAATATTATAGTTCAGATACAAATGTTGCTATATTCGAACTAATAGACAATCCAACCGTCAGATTTTTAACTGCTGGAACAACTACATTAAGTGCAGTACACGATATTACTAACATAACTGGAACAACGATATTAACATTAACAAATGAATTAATCACCTCATTAGTACAAATTGCTAATGATGGTCCAGGGCCTGTTGTTATGACAGCAACAGGAGAAACATTCCAGTGTATTATTCAAGATCAAGAAGGACATGATGTAACTTCCATAGTAGAATATACAAGTGATGATGCTTCATTCAGTGTTAATGCAACTGGTTTGATTACTGGTGTATCATTAGGTACAGCAACCATAACTATATCAAAAACATACCCATTAAACACAATTACTACTACGGTTGATTGTAGTTATACAGCATAAAATTTTTAAAACATTTTATATAAAATATTATATAAATAGTAGTTCTTCGGCAAATCAAGATCAAGAAGAATCATTCTTAAATACATTCATTCATGTTAAACAAAAAGAGACCACCAATTCGGGTGGTCTTTTTTATTTTAAATTTATTCAACCTTTCATTATTATATTACTACATATAGTATAAACAATCAAACAAAAAATAAATAAAACAAATGGAAACTAAAATTAAAACAACAGGAGTAAGATCCTTCAACGTAAATGTTGAAATGTGGAATGAGTTTAACAAAATAGTAAGCTCACAGGGAATATCAGCAAGTAAAGCACTTGGAGATATGGTCTATATGTATAATGAGATAAACAGATGTAAAGCAAAGAAAGCAGATGCTGACTACTGGGGCTTAGAATACAACGATGAAAATAATGAATCAAAATGAATGAGACAAATAAAGAATATGTCGATCAACTATTCTCAGGAGGTTTCATGAAATTATCTCCAACAGAAAAATTGGAGGAATTTTATAATAAACTAAAAAATACTAAAGGAGAAAAAGCAGAATATACCAGAAGACTAATTATCCAAGAACTTAGGATAAGAAAAATTAAAATTATATGGAAATGAATGATTTAGAATGGGTGATAAAAACAACAAAGAAAATAAATGATGTCTCATTAAGAGACCTATATGAAGGATATATTGAAAGAAAATTTGGTCCAATAGATGACCTAACAGAAGAACAATATGACCAAGCATTTGATATAATAGATATTGAATTTAGAAATATAATAAAGCAATCTATTAGAAGAAAGAAACTACAAAAAATAAATAAAACAAAATGAATCAAATAGAATGGAAAACCATAGAAGAATATCCAAAGTATGAAGTGAGTAATACTGGATTAGTAAGAAGAATAAAAACCGGTAGAATACTTAAACAAAGTAGAAATATAAGTTATAGTTATTGGACAACACAGAATAAAACATATATGTATGTTATGCTTAGAAGAGATGGTAAGAATTATAAACAAAGAGTACATAGATTAGTAGCCAACGCATTCATACCTAATCCTAATCAACTACCTACCGTGAATCATATAGACAATATACAAACAAACAATAATGTAAGTAACCTCGAATGGATGACTCTAATAGACAATATAAAACTTAGAATAGGCATAAAATACAATAAAGAAATATATAATTTTTTAAAAACAAACTAAAACTAAACAAAATGGAATGTAAATGTAAAAAAGACTACAAAGAAAGCAGAATTGCTTACCTTGGTGATGGTAAGCATAGTGATATGTATTGTGTCATCTTATTTAAAGAAGGTGAATCATACTGGTTTCATAACAAAGGATCCAATGAATTTTATGTAACCACTGATAAGAAATATCTTAAAGATATTAATAGGTGGAATTCTTACATAGAAGAAATGAATGGTGAAATGTTTGATAGACATTTCACCTATGATAAGATTACTAACAATAAAGAACCAAAGAAAAACATTCTATGGGAAGATTCATTAAGAACTCATAACGAATTAATGATTAAACTACAGGAAGGAACCATAACTGAATTAGAAAAATCTATGCTTAAAGATACCATAGATATGTTAAACCAGGGGGAAGGGGTATATGAATACCACATAAAATCTGGGAGCATGGGGATTGATGGAAAATATGGAAACATGGGAAGTCACAGAAAATATGAATAAAAAACGGGGGGGGGGGAATTATATAATATATATTTTATATATCCTATCTTGGTGGCAACTTTTAGAGCCAATGGATATACACCCATAGGCATAAAAAAAGTGCCATAGTTAGGATCAGATAGTTACAAAAAGCATATATATCTTGGTGGCAGTTAGGGAGTACCACTTAATATACAACCACTGATATATCAGTTGATTGAATAAAAAAACTAGGAAAAAATAAAAACAAATTAGGTGGTTCAGGACATTTTTTTTTAAAACATATTGTTAATTGATTATATATCAACTAATTATATTAAAAAACTACATTTACTACAGATTTTTTAAAACAGAAATGTAGTTTTTTAATATATAAAGATAAAAAACATATATGAATATTAAGAATCATAAAATTTCAGACCTTAATCCATCAGAATACAATCCAAGAAGAAGAGCAAGAGTTATAGAACTTGATCCAGGATATTGTGCAACTATATTAGAAAGATATGAGAACTTAACAGGTATAAAAGGCATGAAGATATTATGATGAATGAAATATATAATGAGGACTGCATATTAACTATTAACAGATTAGAAGATAAATCAAAAAAACAAATTGAATATGCCAACAAGAAGACCGGTTAAAAAGCCATCAAAATATACAGAAAGGAGAATAGAACAAATATTAACTGCATTAAAAAGTCTATCTGGTAGAGTTGCATCGGCAGAATCAGCAGGTATAGACTATCATACATTTAAGATTTGGTATGAAGACATACCAGAGTTTAGAGCAAGAGTTAATGAAGCAGAGTTAGAAACTATGCAAAGAGGAAAAGAGGTAGCCATTAAAGCAATTTTCAGAGCAATGGAAAAGAGTTGGCAATCTGCAGCATGGTGGTTAGAAAGAAATCATCCGGATCAATATGGTAGAATAGAAAGAGTTGATATGAATATGAATAGTAATCAAATCATATTTACAATTGGCAACTCAACAGAACCAGAACAGATTGAGGATGTAACAAATGACATCTTAAAAATTACAAATGTGAATGAAGAAAAGGATCAAGGGAATCAAACTATTTAAAAGACAAGAAGAAATTTTTTATCAAATAATTCATTCTAATAAAAGATTTATAGCACTTAATGCATCAAGACAATTCTCTAAAAGTACAATATTAGAGAATATAATAATGTACAAGACTCTGAACTTCCCTAATACAAAATGTCTTTATGTAACACCAACATATTCACTATCTAAAATAGTTATGAGTAAACTATATAACAATCTATCTACAGCAGGTGTGATAAAAACTTTTAATAAAACAGATTCACAAATTCAGTTCATAAACAATAGTGAGATATATTTTAGATCCGCAACCAACCCAGACAATATAAGAGGTCTATCTGTACACTATATATTTGTAGATGAAGCAGCATTCATGGACGACAATGTATGGAATGTAGTTAGACCAACCATGAATGTTATAGGTAAGCAGTGCATAATGGCATCGACACCAAGAGGTAAGATAGGATTCTTTCACCAAGCATATATGTTAGGACAAGGAACTAACTTAAACTATGAATCTATATTCGGTCACTACTCACAGAATCCATATTATAATAAACAAGAGGTAGAAGATGCACAATTAACACTACCAGAACAAGTCTTCCTACAAGAATATGAAGCACAATTTTTAGAAGGTGGTGGTTCGGTGTTTAGAAACATTCTAAATTGTGCAACATTAGAATATTATAAACAAGTTAAAGATGGACCATTCGCAATAGGTGTAGACTTAGGAAGACAATCAGACTGGACGGTAGTAACCGTTATAAATTCTAAACAAGAAGTGGTTGAGATATATAGAGATAATAAGAAAGACTGGAGCACAATTATACAAGCAGTAACAAATATAATAAAGAAATATCCTAATCCAAGTGTATATGTAGAAACAAATGGAATAGGTGATGTGGTCTATGATTTACTTAAAAAGAGTTGTACACAGATAAGACCATTCATAACTACAAATGAAAGTAAGAATGAAATTATAGAAGAACTTATATTAGCATTCCAGACACAATCTATAACTATACCATCAAGCAGATTGAATCCAACATTACATCAAGAATTAACATGCTACACATTTGAGTATAGTCCAAGAACAAGAAGAGTTTTATATAGTGCAATGAAAGGATTTCATGATGATATGGTCATGAGTTTAGCATTAGCACTTAAAGCGAAAAATAAAGGTGGTAAAATAACATTTAAAGTAATATAAAAAATATGGGAAGACAATTAGGTGCACCGCACAAGAAGTATAGTGTGAGATATTTTAATACAGAGAAAGAATTTAGAACAGAGATGTTGAGATTAACTTTAGAAGGTGAGTTGTTTAATATAATGTTTCACGGACATTCAAGTAACATAGAGAAAAGAATAATTACTGGTATAAATAGAGAATATAATATAAAGATAGAAAACAAATGGTTCATATTTATATCCGAGGAGATGAATATAATTTAATATATAATAAAAATAAATATAAGAATGATATTAAAAAACGCAAATGTATTAGATGATATTAAAACCTATGAAGACCTATTCTTTGATATAATTTATAGTGATCCACCTTACAATTTAAGTTCAGAATGGTTCATAGATAAAGATGGTTCATATCAAATGAAAGGTATGTCAAAAGATTTCTTAAATAAGTGGAAAGGTCTAACTGGTGAAAACATAGATACACTATTCAAAGAAGGATATAGAACATTAAAACACGGTGGATATATGGTAATGTATTCTATTGATAGACAAGTTGGTCCATTTAATTATTACGCAGTTAAAAATGGATTTGAAGTTTGTCAAAGTTTATATTGGTTTTTTATGTCGAATTTTCCCAAGGCAAGTGACGTATCAAAGATGGTAGATAAAAGGTTTAATACAATAACAAAAGGAAAAGAAATAATATTACCATATGCTGATCCAGAAAATAGTAGTCCATCTGATATTAAAAATAATACTTGGAATGATGGTAGAAAAAAAAGTAGTATGAATGCTATTTATAATGAAACTATTTCAACCCATCCAATAGCAAAAAAATATGATGGATATAAGTATTCTATTGCCCCATTAAAACAATGTTTAGAAACTATTATGGTATTTCATAAACCACTTAAAAATAAAAGTTATATAGATGATATAATTGAATGTGAAACGAATTCAGAAATTCATAGTTCTTGTTTAAATATAGATGGTGAAAGGGTTGAATGGTCTAATGAAAATGAAAAAGAAAAAGGTAGATTAGGTGAAAATGCGAATTCAATGTTTGGTTCTAATGTTGGAAGAAATGCTGGTGAATTTCCAAGTAATGATAATGGTCGTTTCCCATCCCAATTATTAGTTGATGAAGGCGCTGCTGAAATTATTGATAATCAAACCGGGATTAAAACTACTTCAAAAAGTGAAACATTTACAACGAACCCAAATAATGAAATTAAATTAAATGGTAGTAAAGAAATAAGACATACCAATATAGGCGACACCGGCGGTGGTTCCAAAATACTACATACTTGCAAATACGAAACTAATGAAATGGATTTATTAAAGTATCAACCGAAAGTAAGTAAATCAGAAAGGGATGGTGGATTGAAAGGATTTGAATTGAAAGAAAGTGTAGGACAAGAAATAGTAAGAAAAGGTGGAACAGCAGCATCTGGTAATCATAATCCAAAATGTTTAAAATGTGGTGGAGAAAAAATATCAAGAACCGTTGGTGGTAATACAAAATGTAATTGTGAAGAACCAGAATGGAAAGAATGTAAGAATGAAGCAGTTAAAAATCCACATCCAACGGTTAAGCCAATCAGTTTAAATAAGCATATTTTAAACTTATTCAAGACACCAAATCATACAAGAATATATATTCCATTTAGTGGTAGTGGTTCCGAAGTTATAGCAGCAATTCAAGTTGGTTATGATGAAGTTTATGCGTGTGAAATAGCAGAAGAATATAGTAAAATAGCAGAAGCAAGAATAGAACATTTTTGTGGCCACAAAAATGAAATAAAAGGTCTGGTGAAAAACAACATTAAAAATGTGGCCACAGAAAACATAGATGATTTCTGGTTAAAATAATATATAGAAATGAAAATGATTATATCAAAAAAAGATTTTTATGAAGCACTACTTAAAGAACAATTAGGTTTAGAAAACTATGAAACTTGTGCTATAATAAAAGAACTATTAGAAAGAATAGATCCAGATGATGTATATGAATATGATTTAGAAAGAGAAGATGATGATAAAAAATAAATAAATAAACATGTGTTTAAGTTGTGGGAGTCAAGAAGATTTAAGAATTCCAATTCCAGAAGAATTGGACGAACAATTAGTAACTGAGTATGTTAATGCTAGAGATACTAATTCTATTAATCAGATGAGCGTATTTGATTACTTTAATAAGATATATAAGGTACAATATATCTTTAATCCTAAACAATTAAGAAGAGCAATTGTTAATATGGATAAAATATATTATGATTTTAAACATGGATATATAATATTTAATAAAGATATTTTAGAAGGAATAGAAGATGCTATTGAGGAAGTTAATAGTGGTAAAAATAAATCAAAAGCAGCAAAAAAATTATTAGATGAATTAGATGGACAATAGTTATATTGTTAATTGTATATATAGAGATTTTGATCCAGATATAAAAAGATATATTCACAATAAACTATATCATAAACAATATGAAGGTGATTTAAGACAAGAGCTTTACATAAAATTGTTGACACTATCCAATGAAAAATTAGTACAACTATACTTCACGGAAGGTGTGATGAACTATATTAAGAGAATTATTCTTAATATATTTAATAACAAGTCTTCACCTCTCTATAAAATAAAATTAGAATCAAATGATATAGAAGTACCTGAAGAATTTATAGAAGATGAATATATTGAAGATACAAGAATAAAGAAGATTTCAGATATTCTAAATGAGCCACTATTTTTTAACTCACTCTATAGGTATAAGCTCACTTATAATTTAACTCTTAAAAAAATAACAGCAGATTTAAATATAAGCAGATCCACTTTAGACTATCAGTTTAGTTTAATAAGAAAAAAAATAAAAGCAGAATTTATGGAAGCAAATGAAATTGGATTCATCAATTACTATTTTACAAATGTAGTTGGTAAAGCAGTTAATGCCGAAACAATTAACGAAGCATATTTTATATTAAAGCAAGAAAAAGTTACTGATACTTGTAATCCATGCATCAAGGCAAGAAAACAACAATTGGACAATACATATGTTGCATTAATTAAAATAAAGACACCAGAGTTAATTCAAGAATCAATAACAACACAATATGAGTTTGATGAAGTAGAAAAAACAACAACACCAGATGACGTTAAAGGAGTACTTAAAAGTTTTGGAAGTAAAAGATCCAATAGAACAACTTAAAATTTTAGGTTACAATACACAAAAGATGACAGTGGGTAAAGCCAATAAGTTAGTTGAGGCAGAACTTAATTTAGAATATAAAGAGAAGCAGGTGAAGAGATTTACGATAGAAGGTAGAACTTTTAATTGTCTATATGATATTAATGATTTACAAATACAAGAGTATGCATATTATAAAAGTTTAATAGGTGATATATATTCTAATCAGGTTGATAGTGAGGACAACGAGATAGAGGTTGATGAATCTATAAAATATAAAAAACTATTTACACAGGCACATAAAATAATTGCAATATTCACAAAAGAGAAGACTCTACTTAAGAAACACTTGGACTTTAGTGACAAATGTGAATTGTTTAGCAACATGAATATACAAATGTTAATCAATATACTTTTTTTTTATTTAAATGTGATAGGGAATTTAACGACCAATGGGTCGATATATTATATACAAACGATGGAGAAGTTACAAATGTAAACCATAGAGCAGAACAAATAAGATCCAGATATAATTGGTACTTATTAATACATACTCTATCTAAAGATAGTGTTGAAAAATATGACAGAATTAAAAAGAAAAAGATGATAAATATAATGGCATACTTAGACATTCTAGAAAAGAAAAGAAGAGTCGAGAAGGTAGAAGAGTATGCTAAAAAACAAGAGAGTTGGAAAAAAGCCTTCGGACAAAAAAAACCTGATAAATAATGTACTCACAAATAATTAGTATATTAAAGTCTACAATCTTATCACAATTAGTTATAAAAGATACTGCATTTGGTGATATTGACGATTACGTAGAACATAATAAGAAGTTTCCATTCGCATTCATAGAAGCAAATGGTATACAATGGTCTCAACATTGGATTCAATATGGATTTAAGATCCACTTATTGGATCAATTAAGAAAGAATAAGAACAATAAAACCACTATTTATAATGAAATGGATGCGGTTGCGCAGAAGTTTATTATAGATTTACACAATTTAGGTATGGTTAATAACTGGTTTATTGACTTTAATACACTACAAGGAGACTTAACATCCTTCGCACAAGATGAAGAATGTGCAGGTTTGGTTCTACAATTCACAATTCAAGTTGCAATTGACAATACTGGTGCCTGTATACCAACACTTATTACAGGCTCAACTATAACATACAACTATGGTACAAGTGGAACAAATGGAACAAGTGGAAGTTCAGGAACATCAGGCTCAAGTGGAACAAGTGGCTCATCTGGAACATCAGGCACAAGTTCGACAAATGGAACAAGTGGAACAAATGGAACAAGTGGAACAAATGGATCATCAGGCACAAATGGAACATCTGGATCATCCGGTACAAGTGCGACAAATGGAACAAGTGGAACTTCAGGTAGTTCAGGCTCAAGTGGAACTAATGGAACATCAGGTTCAAGTGGTTCATCTGGTACAAGTGGAACTAATGGAACAAGTGGAACATCAGGAAGTTCAGGAACTAATGGAACAAGTGGAACATCAGGAAGTTCAGGAATAGATGGTGCAACAGGAACAGATGGAACATCAGGAAGTTCAGGAACTAATGGAACAAGTGGAACATCAGGAAGTTCAGGAATAGATGGTGCAACAGGAACAGATGGAACATCAGGAACAGATGGAACATCAGGAACAGATGGAACATCAGGAAGTTCAGGAACAAATGGAACATCAGGAAGTTCAGGAATAGATGGTGCAACAGGAACAGATGGAACATCAGGAAGTTCAGGAATAGATGGTGCAACAGGAACAGATGGAACATCAGGATCATCAGGAATTGATGGTAAAGATGGTACAGCATTCGGAACATCAGGAACAAATGGAACATCAGGAAGTTCAGGAATAGATGGTGCAACAGGAACAGATGGAACATCAGGAAGTTCAGGAATAGATGGTGCAACAGGAACAGATGGAACATCTGGATCATCAGGAATTGATGGTAAAGATGGTACAGCATTCGGAACATCAGGAACAGATGGAACATCAGGATCATCAGGAACAGATGGAACATCAGGAACAGATGGAACATCAGGAACAGATGGAACATCAGGAAGTTCAGGTACAAATGGAACATCTGGATCATCAGGAACAAATGGAACATCTGGATCATCAGGAACAAATGGAACATCAGGTTCAAGTGGAACCAATGGAACTTCTGGAACTAATGGAACATCAGGTTCAAGTGGAACCAATGGAACTTCTGGAACTAATGGAACATCAGGTTCTTCAGGAACTAATGGAACATCAGGTAGTTCTGGAATTAATGGAACATCAGGTACAAACGGTTCATCAGGAATAAATGGTTTATATGGAGGTTCAGCAAGAAAATGGTTAGGTTTTAGTTCTGATCGAACGGATCCATTCCCTGGTTATATAGGTAATTTGGCAATTGATTTCCCTACCTTTGATATAATGATAAGTACAATAGATGCTGACAATGGTAACGTTAAAGATTTTTTATTGAGTTATAATGTAGGTGATATTATTAAAATAGAAAAATATGATGATCCATCTTGTTTTATTATAGCTCCAATAGATTATAGGTCATTGGAATTTCCAAGTATTTACGAAAGTGTACAATTGGGTGGTGAAATTTTATCTTCAGGTGGAACATTTATTACTGATGTTCCATTTCCTCCACTTGAACCTGGTGAGTATATTTTATCATTCTCAAAAAGAGGAACAAATGGAACATCAGGTACAAATGGAACATCAGGTAGTTCAGGAACACGTGGAACCTCAGGTTCAAGTGGAGCAAATGGAACATCAGGTAGTTCAGGTACACGTGGAACATCAGGTAGTTCAGGTACAAATGGAACATCAGGATCTTCTGGTATAAGTTTTGATCCACAAATAGCGATAGATACAAAAGAACCAACAGGATTTTTAGATCCAGATTTAATAAGTGTAAGTTACAATTATACAGATAGAACAATAACTCTAAGTTCAAGTACATCAATACAATACTATTGGAGAGGAACAAAGTACACATTAAGTAACCCTTGGATATCAACAGGACATACAAATACTTTAGGTAACTGGTTCTTAAGTTCAACTGATGGTGTCAATTTTAATTGGGCTCAGACAACTTGGTTGTTCTCAGATATTCAAGTTTCATATGTTAGATATAAAGCAACAGAGGAGACATCACTAGCAATTAAAGAGACTCACGGTTTAATGCAATGGGAAGTTCATGAAGAAATGCATCAAGCAATAGGAACATATCTTCATAGTGGTGGAAAACTAACAGCTGGCTCTTATTTAGAGAATACAGCAACAGATGCTGCAAATAGTCCAGCATTCGATGCTGCTGTTATAGCAGATGAGGACTTAGACGTAAATGTTGCAGCTTGGTCTGAGGGAACTTACACAAGAATGTATGTTTCAGGATCAACATCAATATATGATTTAGCAGGTATATTACCATATTCAGCAACTACAAATACTTATATAAAAGTTAATACACCTTTAACAGGAGTTTTTGTAGCAGGTGTTAATAACAGATATTATAATATATATCAAATATTAGTACCTACTACTACTGATACTACCTCATCAAAATATAGAATGATCATGTTGCAACCTCAAGCAACATTTACAACATTAGCAGCAGCACAAGCAGAAGATACAAGAGGATTAAGGTTCGGTGACCTATCATCAGATGCAACTGAATTTGTTATATACTCAAGAATAACATATCTAACAACTGGCGCAGCAAATAATGGTAGGTGTGTGATTGCAACAAATGGCATAACATATGTAGTTGGGAATAAAACCGGTCTAATTTCAGTTGCAGGTGTGAGCAGTACTAATCACGCAACATTAAGTAATCTACCATGGATAGATAGTGGACATATTGGAGATATAAACTCATTAGCAGGATTTGATGGTGCAGGAAATGCTACATATGTTGCATTAGTAAATGGAACTTCAGGTAGTTCAGGAACTAATGGAACATCTGGATCATCAGGAACCAATGGAACATCAGGAAGTTCAGGAACAAATGGAACATCAGGAAGTTCAGGAACAAATGGAACATCAGGAAGTTCAGGAACAAATGGAACATCAGGAACAAATGGAACATCAGGTAGTTCAGGAACAAATGGAACATCAGGTAGTTCAGGTACAAATGGAACATCAGGTAGTTCAGGTACAAATGGAACATCAGGTAGTTCAGGAACAAATGGAACATCAGGTAGTTCAGGAACAAATGGAACATCAGGTTCATCAGGTAGTTCAGGCACAAATGGTACTTCTGGTTCATCAGGAAGTTCAGGTACAAATGGAACATCAGGTACAAATGGAACATCAGGTACAAATGGAACATCAGGTACAAATGGTACATCAGGATCAAGTGGTATAAATGGAGAAACAAACTTAATAGAACAAATAGATTTTAACCTATATGTTGCAGGTTTAACAGGAACATCCATATTAGTAAGTGATTACGCTTGGTATGCATATACAATATCTGCAATATCATATAAAACAAATTCAGGTTCATGCTCAATAGATATTAGAAATAATTCTATAAGCGTAACAGGTATGACCACTATAACAGGTACAACTACTAACAATATATATTATGCAACAGCAGGAAATGCGGTAGCAATTGGAAATAATGTAGATGTTAAGATAAATACACTTACAAATTGTACTGAGATATATGGCTCTATAAAAACTATAAGAACTTAATGGGTAGAAGATTAATATATACGAGGAACCACGCAACAGGAGGAATTTTGAGTGGTGGAACAATAACTTATAATGGATCTGCTGGGTACCCAGCAGTAACTGGAACATGGTTAGTACCAGAGAACTTAGTAAGTTTAACAATAGAATGCTATGGTTCAGGTTGGGCTGGTTTTTATTCAGTTAATGGTACAACAGGAGGAGATGGTGGTGCATCAGGGTCCTATGCAAAACAAGTTAATTATACATTTAATAAAGGAGATATATTAAGTTACTATATGTTGACTTACTATTTAGGTCATGATAAGACAAAAGTATATTCTGGTGCAACAACATATTGTCAGGCAGATGGTGCAGGAGAAACATCAAGAACTGACAAAGGATTAGCAGCAAATAGTATAGGATCTACCGTTACAGATGGAAATGTAGGCTCAGCACGCAACGGATATATAGGAGGTAAGGGTGCAGATGGACCAGCACCTTTATCGGCAGTAGGTGGAGAAGGTGGAAATAGAGGTGGTGGGTTCCAAGGAACAAATCCAGGATCAGGTGGTGGTGGAGGTTCATTTTATACTTTAAATAATCCAGGTGGAATATGTGGAAAACCAAGAATAATTTTAACTTGGACATATTATAAATAAGTAGAACTATGACATACGAAGAAACAAGTAAGGAGTTAATTAGAATAGGTGAGCAGATGGTTAAGAACATCAAGGATGCAATTAAAAAGTCTGGTAAGTATAATACAGGTAACTTATATAATTCAGTGACCATGAGGATTAATAGAAATGGTTTATCTATTATAATAGGTGCAAAATATGCCAAATTTGTACTGGAGGGTAGAAGGGCTGGTAAAAATCCACCAGTTTCAGCAATGTTGTCCTGGTTAGATTCACCACACGAATTAAAATTTCTTAAAATAGTAAAACAAAAAGATAAAAGCATATCTAAACTCAGTGTTGCATTCATGTTGTCTAACTCTATAGGTAAAAAGAACATACCACCTATGAAACAAAAAAGTTTATATGATGCCACAATGTCTTTAAAAGCAACAAAGAGTTTCGTAGAGTTAGAAAAAGCATTTGTTAAGGACTTAAAGAAAGAACTTAATGATGTACTAAAATAAAAATATAAGATGGCAATAACATTAGTAACAAAACCAGACTATTATATAAGAGCATATGACACAAATACTGCATATTATAAGATAAGTTCTACAAAAACAACAGAACTAAACTTTAGATTTGTGCTAAAATTATATGGTCCAACAAATAATTACTTAGCAACGATAAAATTAACTTCAGATAGTTCAGGATATGGATATTACAATCCAACATCTTATATCAATTCTTTTTTAACAAGTAACGTGAATATCAACTCTAACATTTTAACAGATTGTACAAGCTCTTATGGCTTATATACACTACAATTTGGAGAAGAATATGGTGATCCGATAGTTACATACTCAGGTTTAACCTCAGATGTTAGGTTTTATTATAATGGTTGTCAAATATTCGAAGACTATGATACACTTTATAACAATAATTATTGGGTTGCTAAAACAGGAATAACAACAGGACATTTCTTAACTCCAACAAATAAATTCTACTTAGACTTAAGAGAAAAGATGTGGCTATATTGGATTAACTCTAATCTTAGTGGCGATACATATTTCGTGTTTAGATTCTACTATCAAGGAACCAATACAGATGTAACGGTATATACTTATCAATCAAATATAGATAAGATGTATAGTGTTGGTGTAGGTCCAGCAAATTTAGTTAGTGGTTCAACACCAACAAATTGGGATTACTATACAATAGATATAGAAGAGCCATCAAGCAGTCCAAGTATATCAGGTTACACTATATATAATACTTACAAATGTAACTATAATGACTTTACAAGTGTATATTGGCTGAATGAACATGGAGGTTGGTCCAATTTCTTATTCAATAAGAAGAAATATAATGAATATAAAGTTACAAGAAATACATATGAGAAATTCTTAAACTATGGATATACTAATCAACAAAGAGGATTAACACAATTTAGAACAGATGTAGAACAAACAATTTCTCTAAATACTGATTGGCTAAACGACTATCAAAACTTACTTATAAAAAGTTTATTCATGTCACCAGATGTTAGAATATATGAGAATGGTACTTTAATTCCATATATGGTTGTAGACACAGAATACAATGAGAGAAGCACAACATATGATGGAAAATATCAATATCAAGTTAAACTAACACCAGCAAATAAAAAAGTAATACAATATGGCTAATAGAACCGAAATAAGACTAAAAGATTACAAAAAGATATTTCCAGAGAATAACAATTTCACAAAAGGAACAGACTACTGGAGTGCAGGTACAGGCTGGAGTGCATTTACAACATCTTTTAACACTAATATATTACAACATGCAACAGGAAACACTGCAGCACTATCACAATCAGGTATAGAAGGCTTAGTTGCAGGTAAAAAATATAGAGTTGGACTATGGGTGATAGATCCATATCATATTACAGGTACGGTTACGGTTAATATAAACGGAACTAATATGCCTTCAGTCTTTACAAGCCAATTAAGAACATATGAAGCAATCATAACTAATGTTCCAGCAAGTGGCTCAACCATAACTATAACACCTTCAAGCAATAACAATTGGTGGTTGTATGGAGTTTATATTGAATGTATAGACCCAACATATACAAGTAACTTAGATTTATATGAGGATCAACAATTAAATTTAAATTTAAGTGTAACTGATATAAAAGATATATCAAAGAGAAACTCTAAATATTCGAAAACTATTAAGATTCCTGCCACAAAGAACAACAATATTATATTTAATAACTTACAAGATGTAAATAGTGACACAAGTTACGGAGAAATATATCTTAATAAGAATGTACAAGCAGAGATATATAGAAATTCAGTCTTAATAATGAGCGGATTTTTATATGTGGCTTCTATACAAAGAGATAGTGATACACCAATATCATATGAAGTCATATTCTTAAGTGAAATAGCAAATTTATCAACAACTTTAGGAGACCAATACATATTTGGAAACTCAGATCCAACTTTAGATGTAGATGTAAGTGCATTATCTCATGTGTTTAGAATAGAGAAGATTAAAGATGCATGGGAAAGTGGTGATACATTACACTATTACTATCCATTAATAGACTATGAAGGAAATGAAACATCAACAAACAAATTAGTTATAAAATATCTTAAGCCAGCAATTTCAGTTAAGTACTTATGGGACAAGATATTTGAGGATGCTGACTTTACATATGATAGTACATTCTTAACATCAGAACCATTTACAAAGTTAGTGATGCCATGGAGTGGTGATGTCATATTTAAAGATACTAATGCGCAAACTTATATGTGCGTTAAAAACACACCAACAGGACCATCTTATCCAGGTACAATAGGACCATTTCAGGATCAGATTAACTGGACTTGGATTAATGGTATATCTGGTAAAACAACTACATTAACATTTAACAATCCAATATCATATGTGGTTTCTAATCCAACATCAAATATACATCTACCAACAGACAATAGTATATTTAACTCACCAGGTAATACTTGGGTTGATATAGATATAACAGGGCTATATAATATAAGATTCAAGAGCAATTTCTTATCATTTGCAACGGTAGGATATGCACCACAATATATTCTAAAGGTAGTGAGTACATTACACGGTGTGGTTCATACAATAACAAAGAATTCACAGATAAATGTGAACACTACACTTTCATTTGATTTTAGCATAAACTATTATGCAGAAGCAGGTGAGAAGATATATATTCAATTATGGACAAATGGTAAGACTACAAGATATGGAGACCAGACAGGAAATGGAACTGGTTCATTCTACGAAGGATTTAGAGTATATTCAGTCATGGACCTCGGAGACTTTGGATTTGGTGGTCAAATAATGTGGGTTAATTTTAAGAATATGTTTGGTGGTGAAAAAGTTAAAAAGATGGATTTTATCACCAATATAATTAAGATGTTCAACTTAGTAGTTGATGAAGATTTAGCAATAGCAAAGAGATTTAAGATAGAAACAAACAACACTTACTATCAAGGTGGTACATACAGAGATTGGACAAATAAAATAGACAATTCATCAGAAGATATTAAGAGATTACCAGAATTTATTAACAAAAATGTACTATTAGAGAACACAAAAGATAAAGATACTTTTAATGAAGAGTATATTAAAGAATATTCTAAAACTTATGGTACAAAAAATGTCATAAATGAGGTAGGTGGATCAGGTGATATAAATATTACATCTACATTTGCATCAACTCCGATAGGTAGATTAGGAACTACTAACATACCTATCAGTAAAATGTATAGTATAGATAGAACTTCCACACCAGCGACCGTAACAAGAACTGGATTCCTTCCAAGAATACTATATTACAACAATATACCTATGGATTCAGGTATGACTAATATAGTCATATGTACATTAACATCACCAAGCACTGATTTCGTTCAACTATGCTATAATTCAACATATTATCAATATCATCCATGGGCTGGGCACTTAAACAATCCATATGAAGATACATTAGATATAAACTTTGGTGAAGTTGAACGCATATTTCTACCATTTAGTGATGATTTAACATATAATAACCTATATTATAACTATTATGAGGACTATTTGGGTAGATTAATGGATCATGATAGTAAGTTAGTTACATATAACATACTATTAAATGAAGTTGATATGGCAGAGTTTAGATTCTGCGACACAATTAGAATAAAAAATGCTTCATATGTAGTAAACAATATAGAAGATTGGACACCAGGAGAATTCTGTAAAGTTGAACTTATAAAATTAGGTCAGAACTACTTAAAATTTAAACCAACACATATTAGAAGTTACGTATATACAGCACCATATGCAAATATTAAATCTAATATAACATTAACAAAACCTAATGTAGAAATACCAATTATAGTTGATCCAAGTACAGGATTACCATATAGTTACATATCAGATGAAGGTTGGTACGATAAACAATTAGACTATTCAGACTCTAATCAGGTTAATCCTACAAGTAATTCATTAGTTATAGGGATTAACAATAAAGTTGATGATGCAACAAATACACAAATTATTGGTGATGAGAATATATTAATAACTGAACAACCAATAGACAATATATCAATTGTAGGAAATAGAAACTACATAGATAGTGGAGTGACAAATAAAGTACTATTTGCTGCAGATAAAAGCTTAACTTCAGGAGACACATATTACGTTTATGAAGATAGTGAGTTTGTTTATACTAAAAGTTCAACACAACAGATACAAGTAAGAACTGGAACCACATATGATGGAGAAGGCAACGTAACAAATTTCGTATTAACTGCTGTAAGTCCTGACGGATGGGGTGAGTGGAGAGATCCAAATCTATTTTGGACTGGTATAACATCAGGTACATCTGGCTCATCAGGAAGTTCAGGATCCAACGGAACATCTGGATCATCGGGCTCAAGTGGTACAAATGGAACATCAGGATCAAGTGGTAGTTCAGGAACAAATGGAACATCAGGTTCATCAGGTAGTTCAGGTACAAATGGAACATCAGGTAGCTCAGGAACCAACGGAACATCAGGTTCATCAGGTAGTTCAGGAACAAATGGTACATCAGGCTCATCAGGAACTAATGGTACATCAGGCTCATCAGGAACATCAGGCTCATCAGGAACATCAGGCTCATCAGGAAGTTCAGGAACAAATGGTACATCAGGCTCATCAGGAAGTTCAGGAACAAATGGAACATCAGGAAGTTCAGGAACCAACGGAACATCAGGCTCATCAGGTAGTTCAGGAACAAATGGTACATCAGGCTCATCAGGAACATCAGGCTCATCAGGAACATCAGGCTCATCAGGAAGTTCAGGAACAAATGGAACATCAGGCTCATCAGGAAGTTCTGGTTCAAGTGGTACAAATGGAACATCAGGCTCATCAGGAAGTTCAGGAACAAATGGAACATCAGGAAGTTCAGGAACCAACGGAACATCAGGCTCATCAGGAAGTTCAGGAACAAATGGAACATCAGGAAGTTCAGGAACAAATGGAACATCAGGAAGTTCAGGAACAAATGGAACATCAGGAAGTTCAGGAACAAATGGAACATCAGGAATTTCAGGAACAAATGGAACATCAGGCTCATCAGGAAGTTCAGGAACAAATGGAACATCAGGAAGTTCAGGAACAAATGGAACATCCGGAAGTTCAGGAACAAATGGAACATCAGGCTCATCAGGAAGTTCTGGTTCAAGTGGTACAAATGGAACATCAGGCTCAAGTGGTACAAATGGAACATCAGGCTCAAGTGGTACAAATGGAACATCAGGTAGCTCAGGTACAAATGGAACATCTGGTTCAAGTGGTACAAATGGAACATCAGGTTCATCAGGAAGTTCAGGAACCAACGGGACATCAGGAAGCTCAGGTAGTTCAGGTACCAACGGAACATCAGGTTCATCAGGTACCAACGGAACATCAGGTTCAAGTGGAACCAACGGAACATCAGGAAGTTCAGGAACCAACGGAACATCAGGTTCAAGTGGAACCAACGGAACATCAGGAAGTTCAGGAACAAATGGAACATCAGGTTCATCAGGTTCAAGTGGAACCAACGGAACATCAGGAAGTTCAGGAACCAACGGAACATCAGGTTCAAGTGGAACCAACGGAACATCAGGAAGTTCAGGAACAAATGGAACATCAGGTTCATCAGGTACCAACGGAACATCAGGAAGTTCAGGAACAAATGGAGCATCAGGTTCATCAGGTAGTTCAGGAACAAATGGAACATCAGGTTCATCAGGTACAAATGGAACATCAGGTTCAAGTGGAACCAACGGAACATCAGGTAGTTCAGGAACAAATGGAACATCAGGTTCATCAGGAAGTTCAGGAACAAATGGAACATCAGGTTCATCAGGAAGTTCAGGTACATCAGGTTCATCAGGAAGTTCAGGTACTAATGGAACATCTGGCTCGAGTGGATCAAGTGGTACAGATGGAACATCAGGTTCATCAGGTAGTTCAGGAACAGATGGAACAAGTGGCTCAAGTGGAACATCAGGAAGTTCAGGTACTAACGGAACATCAGGTTCAAGTGGATTAAGTTCTGGACCATTCTACATTCAAGTTTCAGGTGGAACATTTTATAGTGATCCACATACGGTTAATTCAGGAGATACAATTGTATTTGAGCCAGGTTGTAACATGGAAATAACAACAGGATTTACTCAAGGTAAGTTTGCTGTTAATATATCAAGTACTTTTAAGTGGCCTGTGTTTGCGGTATGTAACTTAGAACAATTCTTAGATGCATTTTATAAGATTGAAAATTGGACAACTTGCGTAGAAGGTGCAGATATTGTTGTATATTCAGACCCAGTATATTCAGATTTAATGCCAGGAACAGCAACAAGAGGATCTGTAACATTAGATGGAGACACAGCACCACTACAACACAATAAAATAACGGTAAGAGGTGCAGGTGGTGCAATATACTTTAATCAATATCACATAAATGTGGTAGGTAACAATTGTATTTATCGCGATATAACTTTTATTGGTCGTCTGAAGTTTTCAACTCCAACACTTACAGGTGCTACAACATTCCACATTGATGGAACAACAAATAAAAATATAATATTCGACAATTGTGGATGGTCAAATATAGTTTCTTTATATTCGACAGGCTCAACAGAATATAAACCTCAAATTATAAAATCAGGATTGTTAGATGATGGTAGTGGACACGCCATTACATTTATAGGTAATAGTATAAGTAACTCTGACAACAATGATGGATATAGATATAATGGGAATTTCGGAGTACAACTTTCAGGTACTTGCTATTCAATTTATCTAAAAGTCACAGATTTAAGTGGTGACCCTGCATCATATACATATATGGAAAGGGATGGTATAGAAAGTTGTAAGTTTCATTTGTATGGAGACCAACCACACTATGAATATTCGAATGCTGATGGATTTTTTGTGACTGATGGATCTGCAATTTTCTCATATGATCCAACATGGACCTCAACAATAGGTGTTGCAGGACACAATCCAGTCATTTATAATAACCATATTGTTAAACATCCTTTTATTTTAGATAGACCAGAGGCAACACCAGCATCAAATGATTACTTTATTTTTAGTGACACATCAAATGGTGGATATTTAAGAAAAGGTTTGATAAGCAATTTAAGTGGTGGAACTGGAGGTGGAACGAATGGTACATCAGGTAGTTCTGGAACATCAGGTAGTTCTGGAACATCAGGTAGTTCTGGAACATCAGGTAGTTCTGGAGTAAGCCCAACTGGATGTACTGATGTTAATTTTTATTATAACACCACAACAGATGTTTTATATACACCAGGGTTAAACTTAACAGGATTAACATATTCAGGATTAACCAATTATTTAACAATTGGTCCAGATGGTACGGTTTATTATACAACAGGCGCAACTGGAGGTGGAACAAATGGAACATCAGGTTCAAGTGGAACAAATGGAACATCAGGTAGTTCAGGTACAAATGGTACATCAGGATCAAGCGGAACATCAGGAGCAGGTTTCAGTTGGTGTGGAGATTGGACTTATGGAGCTGATGCACCACATTACTGGGTATGGGTTTCAACTGATGGAACTCCACCATTATTATGGACAAGAGGATACACGGTTAGAATAAATAAAACTGATGCAAATGATGTAGATAGAAACTTACTATTAACATCACTACAGGCTCCATATTATATAACAATATCAGGATCATCAGGATATGTAAAATATTTAAATAGTTTAAACTTCTTAGACAATGGTGATAAAGTTGATTATTTTGTAGAACCAGCAAATATAGTTGCTTCCGGCGGAACACCAGTACAATGGGGATCTTATACAATATGTTTCTCACCAACAGGATTATCAGGAACTAATGGAACCTCAGGTAGCTCAGGTACAAACGGAACATCAGGTAGCTCTGGAATAAGTCCGACTGGATGTACTGATGTTAATTTTTATTATAACACCACAACAGATGTTTTATATACTCCAGGATTAAATTTAACAGGATTAACACAATCGGGTTTAACTAACTTTTTAGTGGTTGGTCCTAATGGTGATGTTTATTATACAACAGGTGGATCTGGAGGTGGAACAAATGGAACATCAGGTAGTTCAGGAACAAATGGAACATCAGGTAGTTCAGGAACAAATGGGACATCAGGAAGCTCAGGTACAAGAGGAACATCAGGTTCAAGTGGAACAAATGGAACATCAGGTTCAAGTGGAACAAATGGAACATCAGGTTCAAGTGGAACAAATGGAACATCAGG